CCAAGCAGAGTGACTACGACCAAGTTAATGTAATCCCCGTGAGCGACCCTAACGCAGCCACTATGGCTCAGAAAGTCGTTCAGTATCAGGCGGCTTTGCAGCTTGCGCAGACAGCGCCACAGTTGTATGACCTACCCCTGTTGCACCGGCAGATGCTTGAGGTGCTGGGCATCAAAGAGTTTCATAAGCTAGTCCCTATCCCCGAGGACATGAAGCCGCGTGATCCAGTCACTGAGAACATGAACATCCTGTCTAACAAACCAGTTAAGGCGTTTATCTATCAGGATCATCAGGCTCACATAGCTGTACACATGTCAGCGATGCAAGACCCAAAAATTCAGAGCATCGTTGGCATGAACCCGCAAGCAGCGCAGACGTTACAGGCAGCGATGATGGCTCACGTCTTTGAGCATCTTGGCATGGAGTACCGCAAACAAGTTGAACAGACTATGGGTCAGACCCTGCCACCGTACAACGAGGACTCAGACGAAGTACAGATGGCTCCAGACATGGAGATCAAAGTCTCTCAGATGGCTGCACAGGCTTCTCAGCAACTCCTCCAGCAGCATATGCAAGAGGCAGAGCAGCAGAAGAACCAGCAAAAGGCTCAAGACCCGCTTATTCAGTTGCAGCAGCAAGAGCTTCAGATTAAGCAAGGTGACCTGCAGCGTAAGGCGAAGAAAGATGAGACAGATGCTCAGTTAAAAATGGAGCAGATTGACGTTGAGCGGTCTCGTATTGAGTCACAACAGCAGACAGAGGGCGCACGCCTTATGGCTCAGAAGGTGAATGACCAGAACAAGATTAATTCTCAACAGCAGTCTGAAGGCTTCCGAACTATGGCTGAGACGCAACGGCACCAGCAGCAGATGGAGATGCAGAGAAGGCAACAGGATCAGAAAAAACCAAATAGAGGTGACTGATGTACGAAATTTTAAAGGCCACTAAATTGGTCACAGACAACATTGACAACAAAGTCAAACAAGTCGAAGAAGCTCTCGGGGCAAAAGCCGCAAAGAGTTTTGACGAGTACTGCGCGATGTGTGGGGAAATTAGGGGTCTGCTCACCGCCCGCAGTTTTTTAACAGACCTCACAAAAAGTATGGAGAAACTCGATGAGTGATATTAACTTGGTTCAGGCGGTGGACTTGTCCGCCCTACTGCACAAGACTGAAGAAGAGAAAGCAAAGCAACTACCAAAGCCTATGGGCTACAAGATTCTCTGCGCCATTCCGGAGCAAAAGGAGAAGTTTGAAGGCAGTGAGCTAGTTAAGTCTAGCGAGACTCTTAGATACGATGAACTGTTGACCACCGTCTTGTTTGTCGTTGATTTGGGCTCCGACTGCTACAGAGATGCTACTAAGTTCCCCACCGGGCCTTGGTGCAAAAAAGGTGATTTCATTTTGGTACGGCCAAACGCTGGCACCCGACTGGTCATCCACGGTAAAGAATTCCGCATCATTAACGACGACTCTGTTGAGGCTGTTGTTGAAGACCCGCGTGGAATTAAACGTCACTCTTAAGGAGACATGTAATGGCAACGAAACCGGACGAATATAAGTTCCCGCACGAAATTGAAGAGGATGATAAGGGTAAACCCGAATCTGATATTGAGATTACGTACGAAGAAGATTCCGATGAGGTGAAAGTCGAGATCAAAGACGATACCCCTACTGCAGACCGAAACGTCGATCCACTCCCGGATGACGTGAAGGAAGCGCTGGAGAAGGCTGATTCGTCAGAGGACTACTCTCACAACGTCAAGACTAAGTTCAAGCAGTATAAAAAGGCTTGGCACGATGAGCGCCGAGCTAAAGAATCGGCGTTGCGCGAGCAAAATGAGGCTTTGGATATAGCCCAGCGTATTCTCGATGAGAACAATAAGCTTAAGCAACTGTTGCAAAAAGGCGAAACTGAACTTATCGATACATATAAAAATTCCGCAGAAATGGAGTTGGACAAAGCCGAGCGTAACTATAAGGAAGCCTACGAAAGTGGGGAGTCTGATCAGCTTTTAGCGGCTCAAAAAGAGCTAGTTCGGGCTGAAATGAAGCTCGACAAAACAAAAAATTTCCGACCTACTGTACAAGTTACCGAAAATAGTGTACAAACTCAACAAAAGCAGACTCAAGTCCAACCGCAAATGGACCCCAAAGTTTCTTCTTGGGTATCTGACAACCAATGGTTTGTAGACCCGGGCAAGAGAGGAATGCGTAGATACGCAGAGGGTGTTCACGAGGACCTTGCGGAACGCTACGGAAAAGCCTACATAGGCACAGACGAATACTTTAAGAGTATCGACAAAGAGGTTCGCAGACGGTTCCCAGAGGAATTCGACGCCGAGCAAAACGAAGAGGTTGAAAAACCGACTCGCACACGTACAAGCACGGTGGTAGCGCCTGCTAGACGAAGTACGGCTCCTAAAAAAGTCATGCTTACTAAAACGCAGGTTGGACTGGCAAAAAAATTTGGCCTTACCCCCGAGCAATATGCTCGTGAATTAATGAAACTGGAGAACTAAAATGAGCGAAAACAACAGATTAAAACGTGAAATGGAAAGCAGGACTATGCAGGAACGCCCTAAGCAGTGGGCCCCAGCAGAACTCTTGCCGGAACCTGACAAGGAACCGGGTTTTGCGTACCGATGGGTTAGAGTTGCTACTTTGAACGTGTCTGATCCCCGTAACCTCTCCGGAAAACTCCGTGAAGGTTGGGAGCCCGTCACTATTGAAGAGCAGCCTACGATGAAACTGTTAGTCGATCCTAATAGCCGGTTCGCTGGCAATATTGAGATTGGCGGGTTGTTGCTCTGCAAGACACCAACTGAGTTCGTTCAGCAACGTAATGCAAGCGTGCAAAAAGTTACTGATGCTCAGACTCGTGCAGTAGATAACAATTTAATGCGCCAGAGCGACCCAAGGATGCCTATCTTTAACGAGAAGAAGTCCTCGACAAGCTTTGGAAAAGGTACATAAATTTTAGGAGTCCTTAAATGGCAGTTACAGCTTCTCCCTATGGGCTACGTCCCATTAATCGTACCGACGGCATGCCCTATGCTGGCGCTACGAGTCAGTTCCTGATCGACCCCGCTGGCGAGGCGACTAACCTGTTCTACGGGCAAGTCGTCATCATCGGTGCGGACGGTTATATCGCTCTGTCTACTGCTACCGGTGCAGACCTGACTACCAATAACCTTGGCGGTTCTAGTCTTGGCGGCTGGGGTGTATTCGTTGGTTGCTCCTACGTTAACGCGCAGGGCCAAGTAATCTATGGTCAATACTACCCATCCGGCACATCCAACGGCGGCGATATTACAGCCTACGTAATTGTTGATCCAAATGTGACTTTTCAAGCACAGCTGGACGGCGTTGCTGACCAGTCGGACCTTGGTGCAAACACTTTCTTTGCTGCTGTGCAGTCTACTTCTACAGGTTCTACCCGTACAGGTAACTCGACCAGCGCATTGGAGTCAACCACTCAGACCGCCGCTGCCGCGTTCAAGATCATTGGTTTCGCCTCTCCGGTGTCCGATGCTTTCCCAGACGTGTTGGTTAAGTTCAACCCCGGCGCACACGCCTATAACACTGCCGCTGGCATCTAAGGAGCTTAATCATGGCTATTTCACGCGCACAACTACTTAAAGAGTTGCTCCCCGGATTGAATGCTTTGTTCGGTCTTGAATACGCAACCTACAAAGAAGAGCACAGAGAACTCTACGAGACTGAAACCTCTGAGCGTTCTTTTGAAGAAGAGACGAAACTGTCTGGCTTCCAAGCCGCACCTGTTAAGAACGAGGGCTCTGCCATCGCTTATGACAATGCGCAAGAAGCTTGGACTGCTCGTTACAACCACGAAACCATTGCCCAAGGTTTCTCGCTGACCGAAGAGGCCATCGAGGACAACTTGTATGACTCACTGTCTGCTCGTTACACCAAGGCTCTGGCCCGTTCGATGGCTTATACCAAGCAAGTCAAGGCTGCTGCAGTTTTGAACAACGGTTTCACCAACTCCAGCCAGTACTACGGCGGTGATGGCGTTCCTTTGTTTAGCGCTTCTCATCCTTTGGTTTCTGGTGGCACCAACAGCAACATTCCTACGACCGCTGCCGATTTGAACGAGACTTCTTTGGAAGCCGCCGTTATTCAGATCAGCTTGTGGACTGATGAGCGTGGCTTGCTGATTGCCTCTAAGCCTAAGAAGTTGGTTGTTCCTCCGTCGCTGCAATTCGTTGCAACCCGTTTGTTGGAAACAGAACTCCGCGTCGGCACTGCTGACAACGATATCAATGCATTGAAGAACAACGGTTCGGTTTCCGGTGGCTACACCATTAACCACTACCTGACTGACACCAATGCTTGGTTCCTGTGCACAGACGTGCCAAACGGCATGAAGCACTTTATCCGTACTCCGCTGGCTAACAGCATGGACGGTGACTTCGATACAGGTAACGTCCGTTACAAGTCTCGTGAGCGTTACAGCTTCGGCTGGTCTGACCCACTGGGCATGTTCGGCTCTGCCGGTGCTTAATATTTCCTAGGAAATATTTGGAAGGGGGCCTTGTGCCCCCTTTTCTTTTGCTGTATATTGCAATTATTCCGGGCTTATCCGGTGTTCTGACAGTCCCGGCTGACGACATGCAGACAGAACACCTTCACTTGCATGTAAGGAAATTATCATGGCACGTACTACGTTTCAAGGCCCAGTTCGATCATTGGGCGGCATCTATCAGCAGGGCCCAGCCGCTGTTGTTGAGATTACAACCAGCACCACATTAAGCCCCGAAGCTCACGGCGGTCGTATCATTTCTGTTGGCGGCTCTTTAGCCGCTGCGTTGACACTGACATTGCCCGCGATCAATGTTTCAACTAACCCCATTACGTCTGGCCCCGGTCAAGACCCCAATACACTGAACAACGAAGGCGTTGTCTACACCATCTGGGTTCCTACAACTATCTCTACTAGCTCGTTGAAAATAGGTGTTACCGCCGCTTCTGGTGACTTGTACGTCGGCGCTGTAATGTCCATTGATTCAGACACATCTGGTGCTGTGGTTGCTTTCTCTGCTAACGGCTCTTCCAATGACTTCATCAACTTGAACGGTACAACTACCGGCGGCGTTGCTGGCACATGGGTTCAGATTGTGGCGATTGCTGCTGACAAGTACATGGTGACTGGGAATGTTATTGGTTCCGGCACCGTCGCTACACCGTTTGCAGACTCTTAATTGATCTTGAGGGCTTCGGCCCTCGCATTACAGGAGATTGATTATGGCAACTTCCGTTGTTTCCTCGATTACCCGCATGGGTACTATTGAGCCGTTTGAATTGCAGGTAGCTCGTGGGCAGATCACGATGCACTCAAGTTTTTGCCAGTTCGGCATCAACACAGCAGTTGGCACAGCCAACGAAACCGTTTGGATTGGCAGTAACACATACACATTCCCCGCCGCAGCTTCGGTTTTGAAGATTTCAAGTTCTAGTGCGGATGACGCATCACCCAGTGGTACTGGTGCTAGAACGGTTCAGATTCAAGGCTTAAATGCCTCTTACGAACCAGTCGTTGAGACTGTGACGCTGAACGGTCAGACGGAGGTGAACACCACCAACAGTTACATTCGTGTAAACAAGATGATTGTCTTGACCGCAGGTACTGGCGGCACATCCGTGGGCAACATTTACGCAGGCACTGGCACTGTCACTGCTGGCGTTCCTGCCGTTGTTGTAAACCAGACAGGCATCTTGGCAAACGAGACAGAGTCGGGTTTTTACACTGTACCAGCAGGATATACGGCGTTCATCAATATGTGGACCATGTCGTCTGGCAACACCACTGCTGATGAGTGGACTCGTTTTACCCTACGCATTCGCCCTCTTGGCGGCGTGTTTGGCATCAAGGCCCAGTACCACATCCCTGCCAGCGGCATCTATGAATGTGTTGCCGCATACCCCCTGCCGATTCCAGAGAAAGCGGATTTGGAAATCTTGGCGGCAACAAGCGATGGGTCGGCTTCGGCTTCGACTCAATTGCAACTGATGCTTATTAAGAATAACGGGCAAGGCTAATGGCTAAGAAAACCCCATCCCTTGCAGTAGGTCGCGGCGAAAAGCTGCCGGTCTCTAAGGGGGCGGGGCTGACTGCCAAAGGCCGTGCCAAGTACAACGCGGCTACAGGGAGCAACCTCAAGGCCCCGCAGCCAGCAGGCGGGCCGCGCAAGGATTCGTTCTGCGCCCGTATGTCCGGGATGCCCGGCCCAATGAAAGATGAGAAGGGCAAGCCTACCCGTAAGGCGGCTGCTCTTGCAAGATGGAAGTGCTGACATGACTGAAGAAGCTATAAAAACAGCCCGTGAACTTGCTACGCATGCATCCGACATTCGGCACTTGCAAGATGACATGGACAAGATGTTAGAGAACATGAAGGCCATGCAGGCAACGCTGACAGCTATCGACAAAACACTGTCTGAGGCCCGTGGTGGCTGGAAAGTTTTGATGTTGGTTGGCGGGGCAAGTAGCGTCGTAGGCGCGGGCTTAGTCCAGCTTGTTAATTGGTATGCAAGTGGTAAGTAATTTTTAACGTAAATTTTTAAAAGGCGGTGATACTATGATGTCAAAAATGGGTAAACCCACAATGAAAAAAGGTATGAGCATGGCTAAAGACGGCATGAAGCGTCCTACACCTATGGCTGATACATCTATGGGCAGCATGGGCATGAAAAAAGGCGGTATGCCTATGAAAATGAAAGACGGCAAAAAAGTGCCTATTTTTATGGCTAAAGGTGGCGGCATTGAGTCTAAGGGCAAAACCAAAGGCAAGATGGTCACTATGAAAAGTGGCGGCAAAGCCTGTTAATTTAAGGAGCTATCATGGCTACAAAATTTGAAGCTGGCGCAGGGCGCGGCAAGCAAGGTGGCCCTACAGCCAAAGAAGTTACTGATTACGATCGCAAACTAGACGCTGGTGTTTACACGGTTGAAAAAGGTAAGCCGCCATCTCCTCGGGAAATGGCTAAAGGCGGCAGCGTCGAGTCCACAAAAATGGATAAATCGCAAGACAAGGCCATGATTGTGAAAGCCTTTAAGCAGCATGATGCGCAAAAGCACAAAGGCGGCAGTGGTACGTCTTTGAAGCTAGCTCATGGCGGTGTCACCCGTGCGGATGGCTGCGTCACCAAGGGCCACACAAAAGGCCGGAAGGTGTAACCGTGATAGCTAGCCGTGGCATGGGGGACATCAGTCCTAGCAAGATGCCTAAAGGCAAGGAAAAGTCACGTCGGGACGATACCAACTTTACTGAGTACGCTAAAGGCGGCAAGGTCAATGCCGCTGGCAATTACACAAAGCCTGAGCTACGCAAACGTATTTTCAACAGTGTCAAAGCTGCAGCCACAGCGGGCACGGGAGCAGGCCAGTGGTCAGCTCGTAAGGCGCAGCTTGTGGCTAAGAAGTACAAAGCCTCCGGCGGCGGATACAGAGATTGATATGAAGGCCCCTCAACAATCGCTCAAAGATTGGGGCGATCAAAAATGGAGAACCAAAAGTGGTAAAAAATCTTCTGACACAGGTGAAAGATACCTACCAAGCGCTGCGATTAAAAGTCTTAGCCCTAGTGAGTATGCTGCAACAACGCGTGCGAAGCGTGCTGGCAAAAAAGCCGGAAAGCAATTCGTAGCTCAGCCGAAAACGATCGCAAAGAAAACAGCAGGGTTTAGATAATGGCCGTCACTACCGGAACTTCCGCGTTTAATCTAGACCTCAATGACATCATGGAGGAGTCCTATGAGCGGGCGGGTCTAGAGATTCGCACGGGCTATGAGTTCCGCACAGCACGTCGCTCGTTGAACATGCTCACCATTGAGTGGGCAAATCGCGGCATCAACCTATGGACTATTGAGCAGGGCCAGATCGTCATGAACACGGGGCAGGGAATCTACGCCTACCCAAGCGACACGATCGACCTGCTTGACCAAG